TACCTAAAATACTGATTACCGATAGCACCATAAGCAGAGTTGAGTGAAATCTTCTTAGCCATCTGGATATTGTTGCATCGTGCAATCTCTTTTTCCAGGTCTTTAGTTGGTGTTTTTTCATATGCCTTTTTAGCAGCAATCATCTTCTTTTTGAAGATTACACGCTCAGCATACATCTTATCCATGAGTTCTGGCAAGAACCCACGAACATCTTTACGATACATGGCACCATTGGCACATACCGCAGTATCCTTATACATCTCAAAAGTCAATTCTTGATTAAGTATCTTATCAACTGTTGCTGATGGATGCCTGGTATCCTGAAGCGTCTCTGGGGAAATATTATATTGCATAATAAGATGAGGATACAGACTATTGAGGTCAAAGCTGACCACCCAATCATACTTTCCTGGAATCGGTTCCTTGACATACGCACCCGCGTACTTATCGGACTTGTCTGATCTATTTTTAGGAGGAATAACAATATTCCTCCGTTTTAAATAGTTATAAATTATCGTATCCCACATGCGAACTTGATAGAACACATCTTCATAGTTCACCTTAGCATCGTATGCCATAGTGAGTGCTAACTCGATGAGTTTCATCTTGTCCTCCAAACGGTCGACAAGTTCTACGTCAATGATGTTGTACTCCACAAACTTTTGCCACCCATTAGTGTAAAAGTCTTTAAAAGTATCAAACTCAGAGTGATCAAGTTTTTTCTGCCCAAGTTCTACACTTGCAATATAGTCAAGACGATATGATTCCTGTGCCTTATAAGTAAACTTCTTGTATAGATCAAGATAATCCAACTGAGAAACACCACCAATATCGTAAGAAATATACTTACGACCAGCAATAAAGGTTTCTTCTTCTGTAACAAGCCCCCAAGGAGACATACGCTTCATCAACTTCTCCCCAAGGATTCTCTCAATCCTACGGCACATGTATGGGATATCATACAGTTTACTATTCCACCCAGTTACAACCTCAGGAGTATTCTCTTCAATCATCCACCAATTGATGAAATCACTAAGTAGATCAAATTCATTATTAAACTGTTTGTAATAATGATTACCCTGCTTTAGTTTGAAAGGACCTTGACCCCAAGTAATAATTTCTTTGGTAGTATAATCTTGAATTGTGATGAGAAGAATTTCTTCAGCACAACTTTCTACATCAGGGAATCCATACTCGGACTTAACCTCAATATCAATAGTAGTGAGTTTGATCTTCTCAATATCAAACTTCAATTCTTCTTCAGGATACTTATCCGAAATATACTGATAGATAAAACGCTCATTACCATAGACATTGAAGTTTTGAACTTCATTGTACTTTTTGATAAAATCTCTAGATTCCCGTACAGTTCCTGGTTTAATTTTTGCTACATGATCTCCATTCAGAGTTCTGTAGTTAGTTTTCTTTTGTGGGGAATCAACAAAAAGGGTTGGGTAAAACTTCTCACGGGTTGCGAAGTGTTTTCCATCTTCATAACCACGAACCAAGAAGTTGTCCCCAACCATCTGAACGTTTGTGTAAAATCTCATTCTTCATCATCATTAAAAAAGGAACCAAACATACCGTTGCTTCCAGGTTCTCGATTATCAATCATATCCATGATTTCATCAAACTTTTTAGTTTGCTCCATATTCATTAAGATATCCGATAGTTGCTTAACAACCAGTGGTTTTTCATTTACTGCAGCAGACTTAATTGCTGCTCGGATATGAGACTCCGCTTCAAGTAAATGTTCTAGAGTACTTTTTGATAGTGCCATTACTTTGTTAGTTCCTCGTATTTTTCAATAACCTCTGGTAGTGGATCAGCGATTGTAAGAATGTCATCTGATCTTAGCATATATTCTTCCTGATTGGAAGCAGGAATCCAAGGTTTCATATCATCAATAGAATTGAAAAGATATGGTTTAATTAGACGGCAATCTGGTTCACCAGGTTCTGCCATCACTTCTTCAACTTCGCAGATAAGAACTTTATCAATATCTACCAAGACACATTTAATCGACATTTTCATCCTCCGTATTTTCTACTTTTGGTTTAACTCTTTCCATATCATCAACATACATCTTAGCGATGTCATCGATGGGATCCACAATAGTAACAACCCAATCAGTAGGAATCATCATTTTTTGTTCCTTACTAATCATAATCCAAGGTCTAAAGATAATATCAATTTCTTTATTTGAACTATCTTTAGAATTGGTAATTACAATATGGGGCAAATCCAAAACATAACCGTATGGTGTTGTTTGATTTTCGTCAGATACCAACTCTTTTGCATCAGAGATTAGCATCTCCCCAGACTTGAGAAGTAGTAGTTTTACTGCCATTGAATCGCTTTAATCATACTAATTATACCACAACTTGATGATATGTAAATGCCACAGATATTCTAGGTAAGTTGCATAATCTACCTGGTGGCAAACCTTGATGCTCTAACCATGCAGGAATAAGAACACCATTATTTGGAAGATATGAAACATATGAATAATTACCTTCACCATTCTCAATTACAAATTCTCCTCCCCAATTAATATCCCAAGTTTCATTACAAAATATAATTAAAGTCCATACTGACTCTGTCGATGAATCCTTATGGAAGGATGAATTTTGACCGAAGAACTGTATGTTGGTATTAACTCTTTTTAACTCAATTTTTTTTCGTAATATTTTTTCTACATGGAGTTTTAATCTGGATCCAATGTTCAGAAGAATCAAATTATCTCCAAGAGAATGACCATAATTAGGTTTTTTAAGTCTCCCTCTTAGCGGATAACTAGAATCTTCTTGTCGTTCTTTTTTATTAAAATCCCATTGATTATAATAAAATTCGTCTTGAATTTGATAAAATTCTTTATCAGACAAAATGTCCTTTAGAATAATTATTTCATCTAGTGACTGTTTTATTTTCACAGTTCGCTTTCATCATACTAATTATACCATGAATTCAGTTACTCGTCATCATCATAATCATAGGTCAACCTACTATCCCAAAATTCATCATCCCACTCTGGTTCATACAATGGACAAGGCTCTTCAAATAAATGTCCAATCCTTAATTGATGGATTCTTTCTCTTAGGGATTTGTAAAACTCTCTCTTTTCGTCTGAGTTCATTTACCTTTGATTACCTTTTCTAATTGTTTGCGTGTTTTGGCGGACCTTTCTTTTTCGCGTTCAGTATGTTTGTAACCATACTTTCCAGAACTAATAAAGTATCCTTGACAAATCATAGTAACTCCAAAAAGTAATGCTAAAACAACACTAATCCACTCCAGAGTATTATCCATGGGTTTTATGCAGGAAAATCCCAACTAGTAATCTTTTCAACTTTAGTTATTGGACCCCAAGATCCAGAGTTATACCTATATGGAATAGTATTAATAGGACATTCCTCACCAGTGCAAAGAAGGTCTTCTACAATTCTCCAGGACTCCATGACTTCGTCTGAGTGTACAAAGTGCGATTGATTACCAAATATAGCATCATAAAGGAGTTTCTCATATCCATCGATTGCTCTTTCCTGCGGATAATTGTGGGTGAGAGTGGCGAGTTCCAATTGATCTGATAGCCCTGGGGACTTAATATCCATCCTAATGTCAAGATGAGGGTTAGGCTGTAAGCGCATAACAATGCGGTCTTTAGTTTCTCCATCATATAATTGTAGAGGTGGTGATTTAAGTTTGATGACTACTTCTACACATTGGTATGGCATTTTCTTGCCAGTCATTACACGAAAAGGAACTCCCTCCCAACGCCAGTTATCGACATAAAGAGAACCAGCAACGAAGGTAGGAGTGCGACTGTAAGGATCAACACCCTCCTCATTATTATATTCTTCGTATTGTCCACAGACCAAATCCTCCCCTAGACGAGTAGCAGCAAGAACTTTTGTTTTTTCTCTACGAACTTCCTTAGCATTCATTTTGCTAGGAGGTTCCATCGCAATAAGTGCAAGAACCTGTAAGATATGATTCTGCAACATATCTCTAACTGCACCAGCAGTTTCATAATATTGAGAACGACCTTCGCAACCAATAGTTTCGGTTGCATAGATTTGAATCTCTTCTATGTAATTGCGGTTCCATAGAGGTTCCAGCAAAATATTACTAAACCGAGTAGCAAGTATGCTATTAACAGTATCTTTGCCAAGATAATGGTCAATGCGATATACCTGTTTCTCGCGTAAATGTCTCCCAACCACTGACTGTAAATGATTAGCAGATTGATAATCGTGCCCAAAGGGTTTTTCAATAACCACACGGGATGTTTCTGCGTCATTTAATCTACCTGTTTTTTTAAGGTTGACAATTGCATTTTCATATCTTTCTGGAGGTACAGATAAGAAATAAGTTACATCATCATGTTCTGGTAGATTTTGTAATGTATCAATATTAGATAAATCTGCACATTGATAATCCAAATGCCAAAGAAATTCTTCGGGATAATCACCCAAAGATTGTTTCCATTGTTCTGCTGTTGGTTCTCTCCTAGCAGCACCAGTAATAGTGAAGTTTTCTGGGAGAAGTCCTTTCTCCCAGAGTTTATGGAGAGCAGGTATTAGTTTTCTTTTACACAGATCTCCAGTGGCACCAAAAATAACTATACCCTTGGTATTAGTGGGCACATCCGTTTCCGTCATACTTGTCGCTATCGTAGTATACATTTTCACCTCTCCTAATTCCAAAGTATATGGTAGTTAGTACAAATGGTATTGCTATCCATTTAAGAACATCAGCGAACATCGTGACCCCCAAACATCGCTCTCATACCATTTAAAACCTTGGCTGCGAAAGCACCCAGACGGCGCGACTCAAAGCGCGACCACAAAGCACTAGAGATGACAGGAGAGGGTACGCCAAGATCCACAGCAGCGTGAACAGTCCAACGCCCTTCACCAGAGTCTGATACTCCGCCATCGAATTTGCTAAGCTCTCTATCACCCCGTAGAACATCAGCGGTAAGATCGAGCAACCAACTACCAACCACAGAACCACGACGCCATAACTCAGCCACTTCAGCGCAGTCAATATCATACTGATAATCTTCTGGATTCTCCATAGGAGCAACCTCAGCATCGCCCGCTTTAATGTAAGCTGACCCAGCATTAGCTTCATGCAGGATATTAAAGCCTTCGGCGTAGGCTTGCATGATTCCATACTCTACTCCGTTATGAACCATCTTTACAAAGTGACCTGCACCTGGTGGTCCACAATGCAACCAACCATACTCAGCACTTGTTGCCCTTGTTGTTGGATCAGTTCTTGGTGCTGAACCAATCCCTGGTGCGAGTGCCCTAAAGATTGGAGCGCAGGTGGATACTGCAGTATTTGCACCACCAACCATAAGACAGTATCCACGCTCCAAACCGTAAACACCACCACTAGTACCGCAGTCAATATACGCGATGCCAAGTTTAGATAGCCGTTCTGCTCTGCGTCGAGAGTCCTTAAAATTGCTATTGCCATGATCAATAATAATATCGCCTTCCACACAAAGTGGTAATAGCTCATTGATAGTCTCCTCTACTAATTCTGCGGGGATGACAAGTTGGAAAATACCTGGTGCATTTAGATTCTCATCTTTAGTAAAAACACTTGCTTGTTTTCTTACTACTTGAACAAGGCTTTCCAAAGAATCTGCAGCTGCAGTAATATACCCACTCTTTGCTGCTTCTTGTGCCTTTGCATAGTTTCTACGATATCCATATACTTCAATACCTTCTTTAAGCATACGGCGAGACATTCCCTCACCCATACGCCCAAGACCAATCATTCCTACTTTCATAGCACCCTCCCAGGAATATAATCAACTTCTTCTAGTACTTCATTGAGAAGCAATTCATAATCTTTAAACATTCTGTCACCTGCTATAAAGCATCTTTGGCGTCTCCAGAGTGCTTCAGCAAGCATTCTCCGTTCTCTTTCAGTAAAATCTTGGAATCTTTTATCCATTAATTACTTACCTCTTTTTGAAAATAATCTGGTAGTGGACATCCTTTAAATTTGTCAATTTCATTTACCGACAATACAAACATAGTAACAAATCCGAGGCAGAATGCGAAAAGCATTTGAGGAAAATTATAGTTCCCCATATAAGCAGTAGGATCAGGTTCATCATCGTGAGGATGAATCATTCTTGAAATCTTTTCTACTTCTTTCTTTCGTTCTTCCTCGGATTTCTTTTTCATGTTAACCTCGGTATCTACCAGGCCATGATAATTGCATTGCAGAAATTAACAACAACATGTAGACAAATACGAACAATGTTGTCATATCAACACAATCGTTTTTAATTAACTAAAGTATATATTACTATGCATTTTTTATTATTCTCTTTCTTGTGCTGTTTTCCAGAAATAACTTTCTTGATCTCCTAGACCCATACGATCATATCCACTCTCAACCTGATAATACTCAGTAGATACTTTAAAATCAGGAATTTTTGGATTCTCTGGAGTTAAACTATTATCATAAATCCGAGTTCTATTATTTGGATAAAGAGCATATTGCCCATTGACCAATTCAATCAGATTGTGTGACTTATGTTCTGATGGATTCTCTGAAGTTGCATAGTCGACCGTATCAGGATCTTGATGATAATTATCAATGGTACAAATGTAAGTACCTTTCATAGTTCCATGATCTCTGGTGTAGACCTCATAATCCATACCACCAATAAACTGTTTAGTTACAGCAACTACACCATAATCCATACAGTTCCAGAACTGAAGATTCTGCAAACTCATATCAGGATCTGGTTTCTTCGGTTCAGATAAAAATGCACTGATAGGTAGTTTATCGTACATTGCAGCATACTCTGGAAGGTAGGTTTCAAAATAAAATGCCCTTCCAGGAATCGACTTAGCCGAAACCCAGACACCTTTTACATATTCACCCCAACCAGACTGATGATCGGTTAGATATTCTTTCCGTACCCAAACTTCAACTGAGGGTAGATTACAAATTAAAGCAGCCATATTTTATACTGTAGGTGGTGTAAATGAATGAACTAAATGTGGACGAACTAGTGCTGCTTTATCGCGAGCAACTAGAGCATCAATTGAACTTTTGTATGTATCAGACATAATTCTGGGATATAGTCCAATAGCAATAATGGGAACAAGTAGAGCACTCACAATGTAAACTTCACGAGGCTCTGCATCTACTAAATTGGTATGGGAAACAAGTTCTTTGTTCGGAGAACCATAAAAAATCTCACGCAACATAGAAAGCAAATAAATTGGAGTAAGAATAACCCCAATTGCTGCAATAGCACACATCGTTATACGGAATGAAAGTGCATATACCGTATCAGTTGCAAATCCAGCAAAGACCATCAACTCACTCACAAATCCACTCATTCCAGGAAGTGCTAGTGATGCCATAGAACACATTGTCCAAAGTGCAAACATAACTTTCATGTTTTGACCGACACCACCCATCTCATCCAACTGAAGAGTATGAGTTCTATCATAGGTAGCACCCACTAGGAAGAATAGTGATGCACCAATCAGACCATGACTAATCATCTGAAGCATTGCACCACTCGTTCCGAGAGCACTATAACTACCGATGCCAATGAGAACAAATCCCATATGACTGATTGAACTATAAGCAATCTTTCGTTTAAGATTCCTCTGTGCAAATGATGTCAATGCTGCATAAATGATATTTACAGCACCTAATACAATAAGGATAGGTGCAAATATCTTATGTGCTTCTGGAAGAAGTTGACAGTTAAATCGCAGGAGAGCATATCCACCCATCTTGAGTAGAATACCTGCCAACAGCATGTGAACTGGTGCTGTTGCCTCTCCATGGGCATCAGGCAACCAGGTATGGAATGGAACGATTGGTAGTTTAACACCAAAAGCAATTAAGAATGCTGCATAGCACCAAATCTGAAAGTTCTCTGGAAACCCTTGTTGCTGCAGATAAGTGTATTCAAAATTAGCAGTACCAGTCCAGAATCCCATTGCTAGGGCAGCAAGAAGAATGAATAGGGAACTACCTGCAGTATAGAGAATAAATTTTGTTGCTGCATATTGGCGCTTCTTACCACCCCAAATAGCAATCATCATGTAGACGGGAATAAGTTCTAATTCCCAGGATAGGAAGAACAAGATAAGATCCTGTACTGCAAAGACCATAATCTGTCCACCATCCATCAGAAGAAGAAAAAAGTAAAACAGTTTTGGTTTGAATGTAACTGGCCAAGCAGCAAGTGCTGCCAAACTTGTAATAAAACTAGAAAGTAAAATGAGAGGCATTGAAAGTCCATCAGCACCTACAGACCAGGTAAGACCTAGTTGTGGAACCCATGAATATCTTTCTGCCATTTGCAGACCACTAATATCAGGATCATATCCATTCAAATATCCTGCTACTGTGATTAAAAAAGTAATTAGAGTAACGCCAAGTGAATACCACTTGACTACTTTGTTTCCCTCAGGAAGAAAAAAGATTCCAACTGCACATACAATCGGAAACAATATAGCAAGACTCAACCAAGGCATATTATAACAATAGAGTCAATATATTTTAACATAAAAAAAGAGGGGTTGCAACTGGATTTTGCCAGTTGCCCCCTCGCGGCGACGATATTCAGTTTTATTTATTTACCAAGGAATTAATTCGTCAGGTTTGTCTTCGATTGGAATTGCTACTGGTTTAGGTGTAAGTGCATATGCTCCGAAAGCTGATGCTGCGATTGTTGCAAAAATTGCTAGTATTGCCATTATAGTTTTGTAAAATTATAGATGTTTATACTTGGGGGGACTATTAGGGGAATGCGCCCCCAAGGAACCCATTGAAGAAAAGAGTCATTGCGGTCCCGATTGTAAGAGTGGCGGCTGTTAGATTCATAAGTCGTCCTCTAAAGTACATAACTATCTATATTATACTGTATCACTATGATACACTTCTGTATCAATCGCAGCATAAATTGGTCAGGATTTAAAGATAATCTTTCCTTTGATGATGTTCTGGGACAATTTTACCTAGGTCAACGACTAGTAACCCATCCTCAAAAGAAACTGATCGAACTTCCGTTTCATCACTGAGGGTCCAGCACCGTGTGAAAGATCGCTGAGCCATTCCTCTATGAACATAATCTCCGATTTCGTCAGAGTCCTCCTTTTGCCCTTCGATGAAGAGCTTTCCATCTTGTGTGTAGACATTTACTTCTTTCCTCTTAAATCCTGCCAATGCTAGTTCCAAGCGATACTCTATATTACTCAGCTGGACTAGATTGTATGGAGGATAATTTGTGCTGCTCTCATGAAGAGTCTGAATTCGGTTGAAATAATCTTCCATACCGATACTGTGCCTATTTATACGGTCCATCAATGCAGGCAGGTCCGTACTATGAAACTTCATTAAGTTTCCCATGGTTATTAGCTCCTTATAAAGCGAGTTTGTATTGTGTGATCCCCGAAGGCAATCACATATATTTATAGCACATGACATAAAAAACGGGGTGTTGAACCCCGTACCTTTATTATTCTGTTACTTCTGTTTTCTTTTTCTTGGCACCAATATTATACTTGGTTTCAAGAATCCAATCACCTTTATCTTTATAAGATAAAACTTTAATCTGATTCAAAGGAGCAATGTCTTGAATCTTATCCGCATTCACAATACCAACTAACCCCCAGTCCGCGAGAAGTTGAGCAATACGATTACGACGCTGAACATCGTTAGTAGTAAGATTAGCATGTTTGCCATCTAAAGCAAATAGTTCTTTAAAATGAACTAAGAAATATCTACCCTGTTTGTGTAGAATATGACAGGACTGATAAATCTTTTTCTCTTTGCGAGAAGCAACACCAATTCTTGTTAGAGTTTCTCTGACCTTAAGAAAATCATCTGGTTCGTTAAGAGTAACTTCAACCATCTTGTCAGGTGCCCATTTAACTTCGGGCTCTTTGACCACACTCATTGCTTTCCTCCAATATCAAATTTAGATCGTATAAAATTAAGTTGTTCTTTAGTTAGGATTTTCAAAGCTTGCTGTGCTTTTTCGTTACTATATCCATAGTACCGTTTTACATAATCAAGATCTTTGATTTTATCTTTACGGAGCCAGGGAGAGAATCTCTTCTTTTTCCTCAAAGTATTTAGATAAAAATCATATTGCATTTTTTTGGGTAGGAAATGATATTGGTTCATTTCGTTTGCAAACATAATTGCATCCAAGTGTCCAGAGAAACACCTATTAACAATATACGGAGGATAGTCTTTTTCAACTAAAGGATCTTCATCAATCAAATTATTCTTTGTTTGATTAATGCTGTTCAACCAATCTTTCAATTCCATAATTTATACGCTAGAGAAATCCTTAAACCATTAAAAAATCTAGATGGAGCATCTGCATAATGCAAAATGTTACCAGGGAATAATACTGCCCTATTTGGTTTATATGAAACCATTTGACTAGTTTCCATCTCATTTTCCATAAAGATCAAATGACCCTGCCAAGAAGGTGCCCATTCTTTGTTGGCATAATATAGAAATGTCATATCACCATCATCGAAATGTGGAGTTCCACATTGCATTGCTGTCTGACCATTAGCATATACTCTTTCAATAGTATATTCTTGACCCAATTTCTTTTGAATTATATCGAACAAATATTCAGCAAAATATGGATCTTCATCTAATCTATCATTGTGCCAAAATATTTCTGGTTTCATTGGGTTATTACCACTGACCGCCCAACTACCAGTATAGATTCTATCGTGTATTTCATGATGAAGATCTTTATCAAAAAAATCATCAAATATTTTTATTTCGTTCATCTTCCATTGTTTTATTAGAAATAATAATTCTATTATTAGCGAAATCTGGTTTCATTTCTAAAACATCAGTATGATGCCACATCAATTCCTCATATAAAGAATTAAGTCTTGCAATGTCTTGCCAGAGATCATTTACTTCTTCGTTCATACCACAGACTCCGCCAACTTATAGTTGAACAGTAGTAGTTCTTTTCGATCTTGCTGTTCACGCATATAATCACCAACAGATCTCATAGTATATGTTAGATCAAATTCACCAACACTCCAATTAGTAAATCGATCTTTAACTAATTGATCTGAGTTGTAACTAATCAACATATCTATATTGCGATGAGATTCACAATCTTCAGCAAATTTATCATGGTCAAAACGCTTGTGCATAGATCCTTTATGTCCATATAAATTATCTTTAATATCATATGGTGGATCTAGGTAGAGAAAAACTCCATCATGAATATCATTCTCCATCAAATATTCATAAGAATACTGATTAATATTCCAGTTCTGGATTATTTGTCCATACCAGGGGAGTTTGTCAATGCCTCGCATTGAGAAGTTGGATTCACTTGCTTGTTTGGAGAAGGAAGAAGATTCGGTAAGACCAGAAAAACTGCACTTATTAACGATATAAAAAGCCACAGCTCTATCCAGGTCAGTTTTTTCTCGGTCATTGATAATCTCCTTTGCTTCTAAGAATAACCCTCTTGCAGACGCTGGTTCGGGATGCCTGTACTTTAGTTGTACAAGTTCATCTCGCATTTCTCTACCAAACTGTTGAAGATTAATCCAAAAGTTGGTAAGTGGTTCATAAAGATCATTTACCCAAATTTTTAGATGTGGATACATTTTAGTTACATGAATTGCAACACTTCCACCACCTAAGAATGGTTCACGAAATTCAGAATATTCCCTTAAGTCAGGGAAATACTGTCCCATTTTAGTGCAAGCACGGGATTTACCGCCTGGGTAGCGTAATGGTGTTTTCAGGGATTTCATAATCAGGTTCGTTATATTTCAAATATTCCCAAAAGGTCAATTTCATTTCCTTATTGGTCATGCCACAGTGAGCAGCAGCGGCAGGTAAATTCATTGTAGCACGGAATAGTGCGTCATTTGCCTCTTTAACATTCTGTGGAGTGGTCTTTACTTTTTTCATTATGAATATGTAAATACTAAAACAATTCTTCTCTGCTGAGGTGCTGGTTGCCCTACAGAATGATATAAACCTGGAAATGTGACTATATCATCTTCCACTGGTTTATATGACTGTTGGAAACCATCGTCATCAATAACAGTAATCTCACCTTCATCAAAACTATTAAGGTATATAATCACATTATTGTGATTTATATCATGATGATCTTTATGAGGAGGACCAGGTTTTCCATCCCAATGGTGAGTTTGATTTATGACACACCTATGAATCTGAGTAAATTTTTTAGCATTATGCTTTAGAACATCATAAACATAGTGTAGAACCAATTGAGCATGTTCTGATGGAACAATAGGAACTATTTGCTTATCAAAAGTATCTACACCATATACAACAACATGTTGGTATATTGGAAAAGGTGTATATTTCTCAGAATCAGGATTATATTTTGGATTTGTAGATCCTTTATAATTCCAGGTGAATGTTCGACCATGAACTAATTCTTTTAATTCATAATACTCTGGAGTTTTAGGATTCTCCCAGAGTTCAATAATATTTTCCACGATCAAGTAAACATTCCCTTTCTACATCTACACTATCTAGGACTCTATGCACAGCCCCTGCCATTGATCTGAATCCATTGCCAACATAAATTTGTCCAGCAACTACAGCAATGGTAGCAGCTCCCCAAAAGACATAGTACCAGCGAGACTTAACTTGAGCTCTTACTTTGAGTTCTTTCATAGGATCAACTTCTTCTCTTCAGGTTTGATAATTTTCTTTACACCAAACATTTCTTCATATCTGTCTACAACACCAGGATCTGCAGGAATATTATAAACAATAAATTGTTTTCGTACAGGAATCTCTGGGTGATCCTTATCAATCACAGTTGCCCATGGTGCAAACCCAACCTGCTGTGCTGTAGGCAGAACAACAAGTGCATTCTGGACTGTAATTGTATCTTCTGTTTCAGAGACTACATCTGCAAGAACTTCCTCACCAGTGGTGATTCGTAGTAGTCGTACATTCATTTCACTCATGTTATCGTTTGTCATTTGAATTCATACTCCTTGTGATGATTTGAATTTTGTTTAGGTGTTACATATCGAAGATTTTCTAGTCTATTATCTAACTTATCACCATTGATATGATCAATAAAATTAGTAGCACGAATCCATTCTTTTGCAGATTCTGGACACTTATCCCAATCTTCTTTAGGAATTGGTGGACACTCATCTATCGGTTTCCAGGATTCTATTACTGCTCTATGGACAATAATTGGAATCCTACAAGTATTTTTTTGATTAACAGTTTGATTATAACGATATTTAAACTGAGATACAGGGACGTTTGCATGAGTTGCTAGATATTTTTCTTGACTAGCAGACTTGTGTAGTTTCAAGAATCTATTAGATTTGTTACTATAAATTTTTCCAGTATCTGTGACATAATAATTTTCAATTACTTTGCCAAATCTGACTAAAGGTTTAAATTTATATTCTCCAAAAACATCAATCATTTGAATTCACACTCCACCATAATTTCGGTTAAACAAGCAAGCATATTTATCTCCTGGTCTGCTACGAACGCTGCCTGATACTGGTACTTAGCAAGAACAAGCACAGCAGCAGGGACACTATTCGGAACCAGGGAATCATATAGAACATCATAGATGCGACGAAGCAATACAGTAGTATCGTTGTCCAAATTAGAAACGATCCACTTACGTACTTCAGGAAAGTTTTTTCCCTTAAGGTTTTTAATAAGTTCATTTACTGCTATGTCCGAAAACGTTGCGAGAATACCTGAATCAATCGAACCAGAAACGGAATATCGCTGACATTCGTTGAGGACTCTTCTCCAATCGGGGAAGTGTTTGTTGATGAGTTCAACGAGGACTTTGTTGTCATAGGTGATTCCTTCGAGATCAAGGATTTGTTTGACACGCTTGAAGAACTGGGCTGCAATGGTTTGTCGGTCTTTTCCTTTGATTCCGAATTCAACCACTGTGCAACGGGAATGAAGTGGTTCGAGGATTTTGTTTTTGTAGTTGCAGGTGAAGATGAATCTGCAGTTTCCAGCAAACTCCTCAATAAACGCCCGTAGGAGGAGTTGTACATCATTGGATGTGTTATCTGCCTCATCAATGATGATGACTTTGTGTTTTGCAGTTGACGAAAGCGAGACGGTCGAAGCGAAATTTTTCGCATTGTTTCTGACAGTATCCAGGAATCGTCCCTCATCGGATCCATTGATGACATAGCAATCTACTCCAAGTTCATTACAGAGTGCCTTTGCTACCGTGGTCTTACCAATACCTGGAGGACCAGCAAGAAGCATATTAGGAATCTCTCCTTTATCTAGGAAAGATTGAAATGTTTTTTTGGTATTGTCAGGGAGTATACACTCTTCAATTGTTTTTGGTCGATATTTTTCGACCCAAATAAAATCACTCATTTGCGTTGGATCAGTTCGTGATGTTGCTTTAGTTCAGGATTGGGTTGTGAAGGAACTGTAGGATTACGATCAAGGTTTTTGATTACGATGAAAGCATCTTTGTTGTACTTACGAGTGCCTTTTACAGGTGCCCACTTGGTTCCAGCACCATCAATCTCATAGACTGAAGTGCCACCAATTTCTACAGCAATATCGTCACCTTCTTCCCATCCTAGATTTTCTACGGCAACAGCAAGTTCTTTTGATACTTTTGAGAAGTTCATAATATGATAGGGGATAAAAGTTTACTAACACTAATGGATAGTAAGAACGTCAACATTATAACAAGATCCCACGCTTTTGTGCGAACAAAATATGGGATCGTAATTAGGTCTGCAATAAAATGCAGTGCAACTCCCCAGAAGGAGCTAACGTGAAGGATAATAAAGTAGGCAACAATGACTCCAATGCTGCCAGTTATCCTCATTTTAACTAGAGTATCATCCAAAAGTAGAATCAGGTTCAAGGGCAATGTAATACTTCAGATCGTGCTTGGTGTTGCTAAACTGGGACAGCAGTTTAGAAGAAACGATCACATCGTAGGCACCAGGAATAATCTTGATGTTCTCTACTTTGAAATTGAAAGTGAATACATCTTCAGTTTCACCAACAACGATTGCATATTCATTGGAGGTATCGTTCTTCTTGTCGCGAACCACCAGTTTGATTACACCTGCCTCACCAATAGCAGACAGATCAGGAAGTTGATAAACTTGTGCTGCTTTGACAAGTTTTTCCAGAGAAGCACTATCAAGTTGGAAGCAGACATCTTTTGTAGGCAGAGTGATGTCTTTTTCGGGAGGAGCAGTGATCACATTAGGATCTGCGAAGAAATACTTCACACGACGCTTACCTTCTTTGATCGACAGATAAGTATCCTCATTGAAATCCAGATCAGGATCTTGGTGAAGACTCAAACCATTCAAGAACTGGTTCAGATCGTAGATAGCAAAGTCACGAGGAAACTCTTCACTGATGTCCGCTTCGGCAAGGATGTTCTTTGCCATAGAAATAGTGCGAAGTTTGTTACCCTGCTTCACCAGAATCGAATTGTTGATACCTGCAAAGTTCTTGAGAATGTTCAGGGTATTGTCAGTCAGTTTCATTTGTTGATTCATTGATTGTAAGTTTCACGTTTTGCGTTCTTGTCATTGAAGTGCATCAGAAGCACAGCATAGTGCAAGATCTTCATAATGTCACGTCGGGCAGTGCCTTTCTTATCATAACGAGAGGCATACTTGAGGATGTTAGATCTGCAGAATGCTTCACCATCACCACAAGCTTCAATCAGATCGAGTGTCTGAATTTTGTCATCACCAGCAGAGTAGTGAGCGTTATAAGTGCCGGAAATATATTCAGACAACTCTTTAAGAATAGCATCCTCATCATACTTGTATCGATTAGGATCTTTGTTCATTGGAGGATTAGTGTAAATAGTCAAATTGTGTTCGTCTTCGGGACCAAACATAGCATCGTGTAGTAAAGACCAAGAGTTTGTCATTATTATATCAGGAGACTACCTCCTCGTCAACGGGCATTTCAAAATCCTCATCAACTTTATCATAAAGTTCCAAGAATGCTTGCTTAGTTTCATCATCGAAACGATTGACGCAAACTTCGATTGCCTTTTCTTTATTAGCAAAGATGCTGTAAGCACGGATGATATGAACCAGACGACGGGTGGAGATGATCTCCTCAATACCACCATCATAGAAGGTCTTACGGATGATATCTGCCCAGTCTACAAGACGCTTGCAGAAGTCAGGAGCAACCACATTGAGATCATTAGCAACACCTTGCAGGATCTTTACTTCGTTAGCAGGAGTCGGATACTCTTGCTCAAAGGTCACTGGGAATCGCTCAAGGAATGCTTCGTTGAGCACGTTAGTTCCAATGAATCGTCCATCGTCGCTACCTTTACCTTTAGTGTTTGCGGTTGCGATGACATTGAAACCGTCACTGGGTCGAATAAACTTTCCGATCTTTTTAAGAAAGACTCCATTTCCTTCAAGGATACTTTGGAGACAGAGAATTTTATTAGAGGCGAGGTCGATCTCGTCAAGGAGCAGGACAGCTCCTCGCTGGAGTGCTTCAATGACTGGGCCATTGT